TCTTTGCTGTTTTTAATGCGGTCAAATTCAAATACCGTTTTCTGTTTCTGGTCACCATACCAGATATGCTTTCCGTCTTTTCTCCAGCCCCAGATAATCGGTTCATGGATATACTTCCAGTCAGTTCGGGTGAGAACAAGGCGGTCTTTCTTCCAGACAAGTCCTGCACCGACCTTGAAGCCTGCATCTTCATAAGCATCATGAAATACACGTGCCTTGGAGGTGGCATAAAACACATAAATGCTTGCATCCTTCGCCATGGCATCTTTGAATCTCTCAAATGCAGATTTTAGAAACGCATATCCTTTTTCATCATCAAGGTCATCATTCTTGATTTTGCCTGACGTGCTTTCCAGATTGACAAGATACGGCGGATCTGTGCAAACAAGATTTACTTTTGTGTCTCCAAGAAGTGCTGTATAGGTTTCCGGCAAAGTGGAATCACCGCAGATGACAGTATGTTTTCCAAGATGCCAGATGTCGCCGAGTTTCGATTTGCAGGGCTTTTCCAGTTCTGCGTCTACATCAAAATCATCCTGTTTTGCTTCATCACTGTTAATGTCGAAAAGGTCAGCAATTTCAGATTCATCGAAACCAGTCAAACCAAGGTCAAATCCGAGATTCTGCAATTCTTCCATCTCAACAGCAAGCAGTTCATCATCCCAGCCGGCATCCAATGCCATCCGGTTGTCAGCAAGAATATACGCTTTCTTCTGTGCTTCGGTCAGATGGTCGGCATACACACAGGGTACTTCTGCAATACCTTCTTCTTTTGCGGCTTCAATTCTGCCGTGACCGGCGAGGACGTTATATGCCTTGTCGATAATGACGGGATTGACAAATCCAAACTCACGCAGAGAAGAGCGAAGCTTCAGGATCTGTTCCTTGTTGTGCGTTCTGGCGTTGTTGGCATAAGGCACTAACTTGTTGATGTCAACAAGCTGAAATTCTTTGGTCGTTGTCATCTGTGATTCCTCCTCTGCTGAATTCTGAGCATACCTCTTCGGGCGGCATCCATATTGCCTTTGACAGCCTGTCCTTTGATTGTGCGATATTGCTGTTTGGTCATGTTATTTCTCTGCTGTTTCAGTTCTCTCCAGAATTGAACATCTGCTTTCATGTATTTCTCACTTTCTGCTGCTCAAAAGCTGTTCCATCAAATCGTCCTGCGGTGTACCGTCAAATTTGGTCGTGCAGTTCTGTTTCACAATATCGAAAATCTCATACCAGAGCAAGTTTGCCTGTTTCTGAAATGTCTGGCTCATCTGCACAAACGGGGAGGCAATAACGCCACCCGTGGTCGGGTGCTTTCCCAGCAGTCCATAGGTACTGAGGGCTTCTTCACACTGTACAAATCGGGCGAATGCCTG